AGACGATCATATTTAAACAGTTTGTACCGTTTAATGCGGCGTCCGGCGGGCCTAAGACGTTAGTTTGGACACGTAAACGTGTTGTCAAACAACGAGAAAAAGTAGATAGTCCATTTGGTTTCGGCCTTACTTGGGATCAATTAAGTCCCAAGCAATTGGCGATTCTTGCGGCTCTCGGTATTCTCAGAACTTAATGTTCTTCTGAGTACCGGAGGAAATCTGTAAGAGTCAATCTACCATGGATCTTGGCTAAACCTTTCTACCTTCGGTAAGTAGAAAGTCATCCATGGTTAAACCACCGATATTACATTGGAGGTCAACCACAAATGTTTGCTGATCCACAATCAGTCACTGTCAACTCAGTTGCTCAATCTATGCCTCGCGTTTCTCAAAAGGAACGTTCGGCTGTCTACATGAAGGGTGACCAGAGTTTTACTCTGACCATCTCTCATCAGAGCGCAGCAAAAGGCCATATTAGGTCAATTGCCCGCATTGATCAACGCGCGGTCGTGACAAACCCGTTGGATTCAACCAACGATTATGACACGCTCACGGTCTATACTGTCATTGATAGACCCAGTTATGGGTTTACCACTGCTCAGATAGAACAGTTGGTAACTGGCTTTCAAGCCTGGTTATCTACTGGAAACGTCGACAAACTTGTTGGTCAAGAATCTTAACACAATTCTTGTTCCAGCATTAGTTCTGTCTTCTGTTCCATTGGTGCTGATTGCTCGGTACCATATGGTATCGAGGAGGCGGACATACGTGGCTTGAAGCCGACCCCCAGATATGGAGGCAGCTTGAAAAGCAACGTAAGTGATCTCTTAATGTTCGTGGAATGCGTCTATAAAGACGCATCCGCGAAGTGCACCGCTGATGTATCCGATTTACGTGATCTTGAAACGATCAGATCACGGGTCAAAGATGAAGGGTTATCGTTTCTAACGATAACACTACCTCAATTCTGTAATGACTTCGAAAGAAGCTTACAGATTGGTAGTATTGACTCTATGGCCTTTCGGAGTTTCCGAAAAGTTAAAGCAATCCCTGCATTTCTGCAAGGTATGCTTAGTCAAATCTTTGACCGGGATACAGGAAGGATTATCAACAATGAAAAAGCATGTAACGACACCTCCACAATCGTTGAAGCCATCAGGCAAATATGCCTGTGTCTCAAGAAAGTCAAGGTTCCCTGTACGCTCGAAAGAACGTCCAAGGCGCTACAAGCTTTTGTTGACATTGAGCAATCTCTTAATGAATTCAAGCTCTCAGCTGACGACCGAGAAGATTTTCTTCACGTTTGTCAGGTTCTGTGGCCTATGTTGGTTAGTTCTTGTGAACTTGATCAACTGGTCCCCAGACACGGGCCGGGAGCTACTGCGGAAGGTATCTCTGGAAATCAGAAGTACCGATGGCAGTTCTGGTACGATCGTCTCGAGCCTTATTTCCCTCTTATCGGTGCTGGGTACCCTTTGGGTACTGAGCCTGAATCGGAGGATCTCGAGATCGTGTCGATCGTGTCCGGGGGACAAGAAGAACCTGTGAAGGTTACTCCTGTCCCGAAGACATTAAAGAGTCCCCGAATCATCGCTGTTGAACCGTGTTGTATGCAATTTGCACAACACGCTATTCAAGAATGGCTAACTGCCAAACTTGAATCCCATTGGATGACTTCTGGTCACGTGAATTTTCGTGATCAAACAATCAACCAAGGGTTAGCGATGGTTTCGTCTTCTACGGGTCGATATGCAACCATCGATCTTTCAGATGCTAGTGACCGAGTTCCTCGGGATCTAGCTCTTGAAATGTTCGATTCGCATCCCGATTTAAAGGATGCAATTGATGCATGTAGAAGCAATAGCGCAAAATTACCTAACGGAGAGATAATATCTCCCCTAAGGAAGTTTGCGTCTATGGGTAGTGCTCTGTGCTTCCCTGTCGAGGCGATGTATTTCTACACAATTTGTGTAGTCGCCTTGCTCAAGGAGCACAACCTTCCTGCCACAACACGTAACGTGTATAACGTTTCGCGTGATGTGTATGTGTTTGGTGACGATATTATCGTACCAACCACAAATGCGGGTGTTGTTCTCGCTCACCTACAAAAATACAATTGTAAGGTGAACTCCAATAAGACTTTCGTGAGCGGAAGCTTCCGAGAGTCATGTGGAGTTGATGCATTCAATGGGGTATCGGTAACACCGACTTACCTCAGAGAATTGCCTCCTGAGAACAAGCGGCAAGATTCGGAGTTAGTTTCATGGGTAGCCACTTCTAACCTCTTTTATAAAAGAGGTTATTGGAGGACTACTTTGTTTATGCGTAAACGCATAGACAAGATTCTAGGGCCTTTGCCCTATGTATCCGAAACTAGTCCGGCTCTTGGCTATATCTCTTACTTGGGTTATCGTTCCGCCGAAAGGTGGAATAATAATCTCCAACGCTTAGAAATAAAAGCGTTGGTTCCAAGCCCAGTCTACCGTACTGATAGACTGACGGGATATAGTGCTCTATCTAAGAGCCTCAGGGCTTTAGACCGTCTTGGAAAAGATGGTCTTGCGTCCCGAGATGCTCTACATTTAGAGCGTTTCGCACTGCACGGCGCAGTTGTACTTAAACGCCGGTGGGTAGCAGCCCTCACTTAATGGGCTGTTTTGACGGTATTACCGTCTGGGCTGGGAACAACTTTCGCATGCTCTCAGTCAGGCCCCAGGGAAACCTGGTTTGGCCTGTTGAGAGTGTGTACCAAGTCCTGACGTACTTCTTTAGTACGTCATTTTCTTGGGTCGAAAGGCAGTGC